AATATCTTCTACATCCGAATCATTATCCATCAAGATCTGTATCACAGTCTCCGCGGCTTCGGCACGGTCCACTGTGTTTACAAAACGCTTGAGTTCACCCCAAATTTCACTTGCTATGACTTCACTCATCAGTTGTTTCCTCCGGAGTACTTACCTCGGCTTTCTGATTTCCAAAATCTGCCATAACCTTGTCCAAACATGAATCATCATTCTTTTCCCATGCCTTACGAAATTTCTTGATAACTTCGCCTTCGCTTGTGGTAAACACCAGGCTGTTGCCTTCACGTTTGAGCATTTCTTTTTTCTCAACCAAGTCAACCAAGCCCGAGTATGGGCTCATACCTGTTGTGTAAGGAATCTTGACCTGCACACCTTCAAAGGGTTTGGCATAGCGTGTTTTCATAACTTTACAACCAGCACGGATACCGTTTACGTCTGAAACTTTGTTGCCATCTTCGTCTTCTTTGAGTTTCATTTTCTTCATAGCAACCACAATGGAACTTGCGTAAATGAAGCCTTGGCCACCTGATATTTTATCGTCAGGATCAAACATATCCTGACTAGCATATGTGTGGTTTGTACAAACTAACCCCACATTGTAATTACCAAACATGTTTACACAGTTACGTACCAATGCAGTGAGTGCTTTGGGTTTACGACCCAAGTCACCTTTCATTTCACCTGCATCGAACTGATTAACGTCCGTGGGGGTTAACAACATACCTAGACTGTCAATCACAAACATCACCTTGGGACGCTCGCCTTCGGCAAGTGCTTTATAGTCGCTCATGAATGTAGAGATTGTTTTTGCCACATCGTCGATCATGCTCATACTCAATTTGAGTAGTTTGCTTTCACTTGTGTCAACCCCAAGTGCTTTGAGCCAGTCCTCGTCGAGAGCATTTTCACTGTCGATTAACACAACAAAGATGCCTTGATCTTGTGCATTTTTTACAATGTTACCTGAACAGATATAACTCTTTCCGGCACCAGAATCACCGGCAAATACAGTGACCTTGCCCAGTGGAATACCACGGTTAAAGTCTCCTGAGATCAAGTAGTTCAAGGCAAAGTTGCCTGTTGAGATCCAGTCAGTTGGATCGTTAAATCCGATCGAAAGTCCGTCAATGCTCTTGGTGATTTCCTTACGGAACTTGCTTACGTCAAATGGTTTACTCATGGTTTATGTCCTTATAAAAATCTTTAAAAATTGTCCTACTGTCTATGCTTCTACGTTGGTCCATTTCAGATATTTTATCAACTGATAGTTTAATATTTTTCTCAAAAGGAATATCAATGTAGTGTAACATATTTCGATAACTGTCTTCAAGTAGATGACCAGGGCTTTGGTCGATCCTGTCTTGCAATTTGCTCTTTACAGAGTTTAACACATTGTCTGGCAAATGTCTAATGTTTAGATATCCTGGACCTAATAATGCTCCAATTACAAAACTATTATTATGGAATCCTTGGTCTTTTAAAAAATCCACACAGTCAAATATAGAGTTGTAGTTCAACAAAAAATACAACATATTGAATGATATCTTGTGCCCTAACTTGCTGATTGTTGATAAGTTATCTAAAAAGTCTGTCCAGGAACCACCGTAGCGTATGTATTCAAATTCGTCGGTCATGGTTTCTACACTCACTGTCCAATGCACATTAGGAAACTCACAAACTGCTTCAAATACTCGAGTATTGACTTTGCTTAAATTAGTGTTTATTCTAATAGTTGTATCAGGATTTAATTTTTCCAATAAAGTCAGATTTTCTTTCATCAACAAGGGCTCGCCACCTGCCAGATATACATGCCGAAGTTGACTAGCATGATCATAAATGTAGTTTTTAAAATCCATCAACTGTTGGGCAGAAGGAACATCAGGACGAATTTTTAATTCGTCGCCCCATTTACTACTGAATGTAGGATTGCAATACACACAAGCAAAATTACACAAATTGCTCCAACGTACATCAATAGTTTGTAAATCAAAGTTGTTGATTTGGTATGTGTCTGGCGGCACATTTTTTAACTCGCGTATGTAAAACACACGATCACTGATGTGATCAAATCCTTTTTTACCACGTTCTAAATCATAACAAGTGTGACAGGTTTCCACCGGTTGTTGATCAACAATTTGTTGCTGTCTAGGTAGATTGTTGTTTAGTAAAATTTGATCAATGGGTTGATCTTTGATATTACCAAGTGGCCCAGCACTACGAATACAGTTTTTAACTGCACCATCAAAGTTGTACATTAGTCCAGTCCAAGGCATTGGACAAAAATATGGATTGGTTAACATATCCTTGGGTGTCATTTTGATACTGGTCCTAGTGATATGTCTGGAATAGATAAATTATTAACTTGAGCCATTTCTAAAGTAGTTATCAGTACTGAGGCCCAGGTATTGACGTCAGCCGCAGGCGGAACTGTTTTGTCGGTACTAGTGGCTATGTTGCCTGGCCGAACTATGGTAACCTTGATTCCTAAACGTTGGTGGCGTATTTGTTTCACTGCTTCTTCAAGAGCAATCTTTTGAATTCTGTATGCATCCATGTCAAGTCCAGGCAACACACTCACAGGATCTTGAGTCATCATGGTACTGATAACTATAATACGCTTTCCGGTACCAGACCAACGTCGAGTCATTTCAAACAACAACTCGGTTTGTGCAAATCCTGCTTGTGCGTTATTGACAAACATATCGCAAGGTTCAATTACATCTGCAATCTTAGGAGTTACTCGTATGTTATAACCAGTCCGACGACTTAATCTTACAACTTCGTGGCCGCGACTTTCGTACTCGTTGCCCAGTGCCTGACCTATGCCAGCAGTGCCGCCGGTGATTGCTATTTTCATTTCAATAACTCCATTGGTTCATTGTAAAAGGTAAAACTTGCTATAATTCTTGGTGCTTGTGCATCTTTTGCTCGTTGCTCTACACTATGTGCAATTTGAGAATTAAGTATTATAGGTTGTGGCAGGTCAAGTAATTCTGTTACTAATTCATCATTGACATACCAGCAATTTGCCCAGCCACGAGTGTTGATTACTGGTAGATTTAGTTTTGCTACCACTGGTAGTTCATCCACATGTATGGGAAGACTGTTGTTGTCATTCACTACAGTCACTGCCGCATGTCTGGGTAAAAGTTTATGTTTTTTAAAAAAATCAAATAATTCAGGTATATCGTCAAGAAGATTTTTACAGTCGATAAAATGCCAGCCAGGCTGACCGGTGGCTATAATAGCAGTTTTTGTTTCCAAAAAGTTATAGATTTTTTTAGAAATAGCATTGATATTATCACAAGGAAATTCTACATAGCACTTCATTGATAGTAATCCCAAAGTTTAATACCACGCAACTGATCTTGACTGTATGTCCATGACTTTAGTTCTACTGTGTTGTCTCGGTCTCGGCCCACAATATTTTTTAGTTCTTCAGGAACGTCGGCTGTTTTAGTAAAGTGATTGCTGTACTTGACATTCAATATGTCTGGCTGTTCTAACAATGCATAACTGTGTTTGATGCTGTGTTCATTGACATACGTCTGAATATTTTTAAAATCACCAATGTTCAACGCCGACACTGTGGTCCAGGTATTTAACTCATACAGACCCATGGTTTGATATTGTTGAATAGTATCGTTGACATCAGCCCATTTGATTGGCCATCTCACATAGTCATGTATTTGTCCTATACCATCTAGACTCACAGTAACAGTGACACTAACTCCGCGGTCAATCAGTTGGGGCAATGCTGTTAATACTCGACTACCATTGGTATTGAGTCTTATATGTTTGACATTGGGCGGCAAGTTGTCTAACAGTCGCAAATAATTAGGACTAGCACTAGGCTCGCCGCCGTTGATATCCAGTTGGATTATGCGATCGGTGGGCAACCGTTCGATCTTGTTGCTGTTATCAATTCGTATGTAATTTTTAGATGATAGGCTACCTATCTTGGTAGACAAACTTTCGTTACAAGTTTGGCATGCACTATTACAAATATTATCAAGTACGCCACCTAGCACAAGATAATCTAGTCTAATATCTAGATTTGTTGTGTGTTGTCCTAAGGAATATTGCCTAATACTGTTGTTACCAGTTGACTCAGCATCTCTACACCGATTGCATTCTGTTGGCCAAGAGCCTTGATCAAAGTTAGATTTAACTTCGGTTAGCCATTTGCTGGAATCCATTTGTTCTAGTGTGTCAAACTGTGACGGATTAGTCATATGACCGCATCGACTCAAGGTCCCATTGGGATTAAATCTAACAAAATGATCAAGTCTTGGACAATACATTTTCAATAATATTCTTATGATTACTTTGATAATATTCTAGTAACTCATTCCAAGTAAACATGGATCCTGACAGATCTAGCAGTATTTGATCTAAGTACAACCACAATTCAATATTGTGATTATCAATCATTAACCTGTTTACAAAGTCCTCAGTTGGAGGAATCACTCTTGCTCGATCATTGCGTTCTGCAATTTTTGCAAAGTCTCGAAAGTTTCTCAGACGTATTTTCGTGTCGTTACGTAGATAACGAGAGAGATTTGCTAACCAGTGAAACTGTGGCAAGTAATGTGTGTTTAAAAATTTATATTGCTTGGCAAACCAAAATGCGGTAGCAGGATCTAATTCAGGGTGATCGCGTTGAAGATGTTGCAGGTATGTGTTAACTCCACTGATATATCTGTCTCGGGGGTCGCGTATGTAGACATCCACATAATCAAGTGCCCGGATCTGATCATTGGTAAACACAGCAAGATTATTTCTTGTTTGCTGACCTCTTAAACCGCTGTTTCCGTTTTTCTGAATTAGATAAACCCATTGGTTGTGAAGTGGTATCTCTACCACTTCACAAAGATCTGGAAACAACTCTGTGTCCAGAGCAGTTCGCATCACTTGGCTTGTCTTGCTCGGATCATGGCCAAAATGTCTTCAGCCTTTTGTCCACCGGCGGCAGGTTTTGCCACAGGAGCAGTTGCCACAGGAGCGTCGTCTTCATCAAAGTCACTTGCGGCGGCAGGTGTTATCACTTTGAGTGCAGGCTTGGCCGCAGGAGCATCTTCAGCAGGTGCAGGAGCAGATCCACCAGCAGGTGCTTGCACACCAGCAGGACGGAAGTATTGACCCCAACGTTCTGTGTCATATGGTTGTCCATCAACACTTGCTTCAAACATCTCTTTGATCACTTTCAACTCAACATCAGTTGGTTTCTTGGGCAAGAATGTGCTCAAGTCAAACAAACCATGTGCATCAACTGCGGCTTGTTCTGCTTCTGTGAGTGCTGACTCTTTGCGAGCCCACTTTGATCCGTTGTAGTCAGCAAAACCGCCCTTGGCACCTTTGCTAATACGGAAGTCCAGGCCACGCAAGTAGTCTGTTGGCAATTCTTCCAACTCAGGATCCATCAAGGCTCCTTTGATAGTTGTAAAGATTTGTGGACCAATGATGAATCTGCGAATTGGATTCTCTGGTGTTTTGTCTTCGCTCAAAGGATTCTCACGAACGAAACCTTGGAAAATGTAACTGCGCTTTTTCCAATACTTACGACCCATGTCTTCAAGGCTCTTGTCCTTGAACCAGGTGCGTACTTCTGCCAAAATTGGGCAGGCTTCTTGCCACATCTCCACGCAAGGTACTTGTACCATAACTTGCTTGGATTCCATCTCTCCTTTGATACCGTTGAAAGGTAAACGAATCATTGCTCGTTCTTGCCAAAAGAAAGTGTTTTTAGAG